GTAGCATCGCTGTGGTCTCTCACCACTGTCTGGGCCCGTGCCTATCTCGGCACACATTCTCAACATCTGTCCTTAGTTTCACGTGGACAAATAGTGAAAAAGAAAGCTATCGAAAGTTTCGATACCGTTCAAGTAACATGAGATTATTTCTTTACCTTTGGCAAGACAGTCTTTAGAAGACCCGCTACTCAGCCCCACGCACTCTCCCTTAATCTACTCTTTCTATTCTTTCTCTCCCCTAAGTGTCTCAATTGCATAGGATTAGGCTCTGAGGTTTACAACCCAACAGTGCCAGGCCTCACTCTGTGAGTGATCTGGACTTCATCCTCGCCTTTACCGTAACTAAGCATATGCCTTACAGTTCCCTAGTTTTGAATGTGTGACTTTGACAGCACCATGAATGCTAGGAGAGCTATTTCTTCAAGTTCTTGACTTTATCTTTCACCTTACTCAAGAGACGTCCTTGTCCACTTGTTTCTACCTTAGAGGTAATCTTCCGAGTTGCTTTCTCGGCTTTCATCAGGTCAGGAGGACCCATGTAGCCTAAGAGGAAGTAGCGACTTGTAACGACAGGTCCTGTAGCACATGTATAGGCCAGATCACCCAGATCAAGGGTGCAAGCTTCAGTTATCATGAAATTGACAACTGCTGACCAATTTCCTAAGAAATTGGCTCCGCTTATCAGCGCAACTGATTCAACTTTACCACTGGGTGTGGTTGAAAAATCAGAACCATCCCAAATTGCATTCCAAGTAAAGGAAGCATAGGGACTCGCTGTCATCTGGACACTTAACGTGTACCAACCAGGCTCAGCGATCGAAAATGATGCTGACTTTGTGTCGTAGAAGATACCTGCATTAGGATATGCAAGTGTATTGAAATCTGTGAAGATGTTAGATGCGATCAATCCCGTTCCAGGACTGAGCGACAAGTTTGAGAGACCTGCAGGTATTAACACCGTGCTCCATGATCCTGTCGAAACAGGAGGAGGCACAAATTCGGCAGCAATTTGCTGGACCGCTGGTGTAGATAACTTGCAGATGTACTCAACCCAAAGTGACCCAAAGGTCGCTAAGGATCCTTGTACCGCTACAAAGAAGGAACCGGAAAAGTAGTTTGTGGGATCAGCAGCGTCAGGCACAGCCTGATTAACTGGTAACACGAAACGATGATCTTTTCCTTGACGGAGTGATTTAACATCGCATACAAACACAGTTTCTTTCCAAGGTGGTGTTTCTTGAAACCCTTGGTATGAAGAGGCCTGCCGTTCGGCTGCAGTAGGATCTGTTGAAGGATCCGGAGGAGGATCAAGCTGATCATAATCTACAAACATTTGTACCGCTCCATCAGTGGATGTGGAACAACGAGGTTTGAAAATGAAGCGCAATGCTTCAAAGTCAAATGCTTCCCAGTTTGTGGAAAGATTAGCTAACCAAGGACACATCGAAGTGTTTCCTGGATTGATCGCCCATCCTACAATACCAGCATCAGGATTAGACTTGACCAATTTCCAACTTGAATCTGTATCATTACCAATGGTAGTGACCAGTTCCCTGTGGTGAACTTTTATGAAGTTCTCACCACCTTGGAATCTTGGCTGCGTCGCCCTGAGGCTCGTAGAATTGCTTACTGCGGGCTGATTGCCCTTCTTCACTTGACCAAGCTGTGATTTCAGGTCAAGAACTTGTTTTTGGAGTTTTGCTTTTGATGATTTCTGTTGATTGTTCTTATTCATTTGGGTAATGAATTCAAACAAAACACTTTGACTTTATATCTGGCGTGAACCCGTGTCACTGAGTCTAATTGTATCCTAGCCGAATGGCCTAGACTCACGGGGACTGTGCATGTGTGGCTGCAAACCTTTGCAGTCTCTTGGCATTTATCATGAACAAAAGGGTACTGGGACTCTCACCCAGCCGAAGACTTAGGCAAACAAGCCCATCTCTACCCCTCTGCCACAAACTTAGCACTATACCTAGTTTTGGGTTAGTCTTTCGACCCAACCACACACCCAGATTCTACGCCCAGACTCTCTTAAAAGAGATAGGTAAGAATATTCCCAGCAAGACTGGAAGGAAGCTTTTCAAGCATCCTCGCCAGTTTGATCAATGGAGGGCACCTTTGTGCAGCATCCAAAAACTTGCCTAGAATATCATACCTAAATGACCTACCGGATGGGCATAGCCCCGGAATGGAGTACAACTCTCTTGAGTATCTCCAGTAAGTCATCAAAGTGTCTAATTTCATTCCTTTCAGCCTATAGTCCCGAATGAATCCAACTTGATCAAGAGGATTCTTCTTACCATCGCTAACTTTCTTAGCCTCAGACTCTTGCTTCAGCCTTTTCTCATCGGCAAAAGCACACTGTTCATAGAACTTCACGCGACTGGACCAGTCAGACGGCTTGTCGAAGGTTTCGTTCCAATTCGGAACGTAGTCTCCGACTACCAGACGGGTCTCAGGCACCAATCTTTCCAAGACTGGATTGCTAGGCAAAGTTCCACTTGAGTGGTAAAGTCTAAGCTTTGAATTATTAACAAATTGGGTTGCCATTCTCCGTTGCTCAGCTGAAATTAACAGCTGGCGAGGTCCAAACTTTGGATTTAGTCCAAAACCTCCGAGATGCACTGGCAAGTACCAATTAGCGCGGTTTTTATTCGGGAACCGTTCCATACAGGCAGGAATGATATTACCCGTCCATGGTGCACGTTCAACCATTTCGTTGATGTCTTTTGAAAGTTGTGTCGGCAAACAGGTACCAGTGCCAGTGGATTTGACATTTGTTCCATAGATGAATCTCTGGTTCAGGTAACCAACCCTGACCAATGACCCTTCACGCAGTTGGAAAAACTGCGAGTTCATTAAGCAACCGACTTTCGAACGATAGTCTTTGCCCTTTGAACTCTTGAGAGATACCTCTTCACAGTTCAGTGAATGCATTCTCTCGAAGGTTTCATCTACTGGTATGTAGAACTTGTCATCACCATTAACTTTCACATTTCGTCTAAGACGTGCTCTCAAAACCTTGATGGCTTTATGGAGATTATTGATCTTTCTTCTCACGCTTCTCGCCGAACCCCTCTCGCTGCGGAAATAGGACTTAACACAGTCCATCAGGCATTCATGTTTTTCACGATACGATCTTTTATAAAAAGATGGATACGCGCTAACAAGCCAATCCTCAACAGTCTTGTAATAGACTGCGAGGTTAACCGCACACAACAGAGGAAAGGATAGAGGATGGCCCATCAATTGGCCCTCGGTGTTTTTCGGAACACCTAGCTGAAGACGATCAATATCGTTACCTAAATTCTCTCCAAAATCAACCCTTCTGCCCTCCTCATCAAAGACCGGACAATTTCTTTCAACGAAATTGTGGAGTTCCCCATATGGCAGACCATTGGCGACAATTGCATTGTATGCAATGCCAACCTCTGGACCATAGCGAATCTCAACCGGCTCAAATGATTTGCGGGCAAGGTGAATACCATCAATGTTATCCAACATGGACAGTGCTGCTTCAGTACATTTTGATTTCATCAGATCAGTAGCAGCTTCAAAATCAACAGATGAGAAGGAAACATTCTCTTCTCCAATCATCTCACTCATGTCACGATAAATCCTATTGACACTCTCTGTTAAATCTTGTTCCTTCATGGAAGATGCCCTATGATTCTTCCACCTATTAAGTAGATACCCTTGCACAGGCTGAACTGCCGTGTACATATAACCATCACCTTTACTGATGATCCGAATTTTACTTGGTTCATACAGTGGGACGATCTGAATTGCGGCCACATTGAAAATGGGTCTTCGCAAATCAATATAGGTATCACAAGTCACTAAGACACCCTCTTGGTATGAGGATATGTTCTTTTCTAACGACATAGTTATAGGAACTTTGATCAACACTTTCTTCTCTTTCCATTCATCCTTTCTTTCGATTCCGCTTTCGGGATCAAAACTACCGGGAACATGCGTTCTTAACCTCACGGTTTCGAATTCATGTCTGACAGGTTGGGCTCCTTTAAAGAGTCCCCAGTTACCAAACTTGAGACAAGGTCTCTGGTAACATGCGCTCATGGTTGGCAATAGCTTAGTGTATTCTGAGTTAGTGTATTCTCTGGAGCTACAATTTGTAGTACCAGGGTTAACTGCCTCGCTTGTGAACAGCTCATGTGCTGTAACAGCGATAGCGGTATACATCTCGCTCGCTAATCCACGCTGTGGAGCCGTCAGTCGATCGAAGTTTTTCTTGATATTATTCAAAAGTCCATACTCTTGCAGAGGTGGCCAAGCTTGCTTGGTTCCTTTCTGTAGAGATGCACAGAATGAAGTATCAGACTTCAAGACACGACGCGCTACATAGTGCTTCGCCCATCCATGATACAAAGTCGGAAATTTGCCGTCAATTCGAAAACTCGGAATATCTGGCAAAGTCGGGTCTCTCCAACATTCGCATAGGATCCTGTCATTCCAGTACTTTACAAAAGTCTGAATGAGATCTTTTCGGTGTTGATCAATTGATTCAACTTTGATGAGTGTCATATAAGTTTGCTTGAATGAACTGTAAACCCTTCCCTCGGCCTTCTTGTCTTTAATGAGACCAAGTCGGGCGATAAAAGGATACATAAGTGATTGCAAAACTTTTTGAACTCTCTCTATTCTATCCGGACCTTCTTTGAAAATCTGCAGAACATTTGGTTCGTTCCTGCAATTCTCAACTATTTGTCCAAATAGAGCAAATATGATATTTTTCGAATTATTACAATAATTTCCGCTTGCGCAAAACATCATACTAGCATCTAAGGTAATGCCAGCCTTCTTCAACTTAACCGTTGAAGAGGTCGCTGCCTCAGCCTTGGAACAAAGACTGAAGGGCCCGCGTTTCGGACCATCCGTGCTGTTAACCACAGCAGGACCTGAGATAGGACCTTTTAGACTTTGAGTAAGTCTAGTGTTGTCCCCACGGACAACGGTCAGAGCAGAGTTGACAAGGGAAGTCATAAGATTTCTTTGTAGTTAAC